TATATTTTTGTGTTACGTTTGTTAGATTGCTTTCACGAATAAGAACATTAATAAGCGAAGTATCAATTCCCTCGTTATCAAGACGAAATCTTGAATTATCATCAACTACGGTAAAATTCTGAACAATAAAAGATCCTTCATAAACTGAAATGTTATTGAAGGTTGCAATGTTATTAATAACTGGTGCGATAATATCTTCAAGAATAGAAAAAGTGTAACTAGCACCATTAAAAGAATCACTCGTAACCACAACTCCCTTTTTAAGAGTCAGTGTGATTGGATTAATGGGTAGATTAGTGGTGTCAACGGTAAAACTAATATTGGCTCTTGCAGCGGTTCTGGATCTTGGAGTATAACCGATTTCTTTTGCTCTTGATACAACATTCTCTCTTAATGTTGCCGAATCAAGAAAAACCTCATTAGATACCATGTTGGTATTGTATGAGGAGATGTAAGTATTATAGGCAAGAATATCAATAATAGTAGAAAAGTTAGAACCCTCAAAATCATAATCACTAAAGTTTGAATTGGCTCTAAGATAATCTCTTAAAGAGGCTTTTATTTCATTGAAATCTAGTGAAGTGAGATTGACTATGGCCATTATCGGACGGTATTAAGAACCAGAGTTAGTTGTTGTGGTGGAACATCTATTCCTACGATCGTATATGTAATTACAATATCATAAGTGTTATTATCGTAATCGGGATTCACAACTACGCTTATAAGAGACACTCTAGGCTCATAGCGAGTAATGGTATCAGTGACTTCACTTTCAATCAGCGACGAAGTTATGGAATTCATATTTTCAAATAAAAGATTAGTAATATTACTACCTTTATCTGAATAGGGGATCTCTCCTTTTATTGTTGAGATTAAATTGCGAATAGAGCGGACAATAGCCGTTTCATTTTTAAGTACGATAAGATCACGAGTTAATGGATTAACATCAAATGAAATACTTATATCCTTAAAAGAACGACTTATCCGCTCTACTGGCATTTTATACTAAATTAAGAGTTATTTAGCCGTTAATAACATTCGGTTCAAGACCATAATCCCAAGAAGATTCTAGAGAAAACAGTTCTTTATCTTCGGTTTTAACTTTTTTATCTTTGCGATCGTGAATTACTTCCCGAAGTTCAAGAGCACCATAATCAGTTGCGAGACAAGTGGTACCAAATGTCTCTTGCATATACATCACATCGCGGTCTACAGCAGGCATTAGTCTATTCTCCTAAATTTGGATTAAGAGAAACTTTTAAGGTGGTTCCTTAATCACCAAGGTTATTTAGGTGTCAAAATTCTAAATAGGATTATCTACTAGGCGCACCCGATGGACGAATTACTGGATTCTTATTATGACATGTATGGTTGTACTGTCACGAGAGAATTCTTTCCTTATGCAGAAAGAATTCGCTATCGTGTTAATGAAGCTGTTGATATTGAAGCAGTGAAGAAAAATATTGAGAAGGGTGCCAAAAAAGCTGCAGATCCAAAATTCACAAGAAAGGATGTAGAACATCTTCACAATAAAAGACGTGAAACTGTTAGAAAATTAGTGAAAGAGGATTCCAAATTAAGGTCGCGGGACTCAGTAAAAACAACATTTTTACCTAAAAGCCGCGAAAGAGATATCGGAAAACATGATGACTGGAAAGATCCTCATCCAGATGAGCGAAATTGGGGTGAAGATTCTCAGGCCAAACAAAAGCTAAAAAGGCGAATGAATGCAGTTATTGGTACTAGAAGAAGAGAAGATAAAGAAATTGGATTAAGAAAAGAGGAAGTTGATACTATTATTGCTTATTTGGTGGACAATAATTTTGCAAAAACCGAAAAAGCTGCAAGAAATATTATGGAAGCGATGAGTGAAAACTGGATTCAAAGTATTCTAGATGAAGAAGTACACTGAATTTCTTACTGAATCAAAAAGATCGCAAGTCAAAGACTTTCTTAAGTTTGCTTGTGACCATCTTGAAATAGAAGAAACTCCTAATGTTATTATTATTGATAATCCTGAATTTTCGGCGAAACATAAGACCTTTGGAATGTATAATCTTTCTGACGATACGATAAGAATTCAGATCGCAGAACGTCATCCTATGGACATTTATCGCACACTGGCTCATGAGTTGGTTCATTATAAACAAAAAGCAAGTGGTAAAGAGATGGATGGTGGTGATGGTAGCGATATTGAAAATGAGGCTAATGCTACTGCTGCTGTTATACTTCGTCAATATTCACATCAAATTCCAAAACACGGTTATTAATATGAAGACTTATAGAGAGTTTATGGCCGAGGCCAAACAAGAAAAAAATCTTAGTCCTTTAGAAAAAGAGGACATAAGAAACAAAAGAGCAACAGGATCAACTTCATTAAGAGATCGACAAACTGGAATCAGGCGCATGTTTCATTCTGCAAACAGAGGCGCCAAATATGATAAAAAATCCCGGGATGATTATAGAACAGACAGTGGTAATTTACCCGACACTAAAAAAGAGGTTAGGACTAGAATTGATAAACTAAAAGGTTATAGGCAGGGAAGAATGTTTTCTAGAATGGTTCGTGGTGATTTAAGTCATCCCGAATCAAGAGAGATGAAACGTGATATAGAAAACCGAAAAACAAAAAAATATATTGAAGTTGGTAATGCAAAAAGTAATATTAGAAAATTTGGAAGATGAAAACCTTTCGCCAGTTTATTACCGAAGCCAAAAGAATGAGAGTTTTGAGAACCGCTCATTACACTTCTAGAGAAAATAAAAATTCCATTTTAAAATCAGGCTTCAAAGAATCTCCGTCATCGGGAACTTATCATCCAGAAAAAACTAATAAAACTGTATATACAACTCCTACACCTAGAGTGGGTAATGATTATGGTTATTCTAGAGTGAATCTTAAATTTGTTAATCCTAAAGTAACAAATACAATATCACATAAAAAATCTAGAGAAAAGAAAAAGGAGCTACTACAAAAATATGAAGGTGAAGAACTCATGAAAAGAGCAAAGAAGGTAAGTCCTATACAACAATCTAGAGAATACATCAAGAGAGGTCATAAAATAGTTCGGGTACCAGATGCTCATAATGCGGGTGCAAAAGCTGGTAAGGGAAGTTATATTATGGTTGACATAGATACCGCTAACAAGAACATCAGCAAAAATGCGCCGCCAACAATAAGAGCAAAAGATAAACCACAAAGAACTAAAACTCAACCAAAAAGAAGATGAAAACCTTTCGCCAGTTTATTGCCGAATCACAAGAATCCTTAGATAAAATAGGCTCTGCCTGGCGAAGAAAACATCCTGGAATGAAGTTTCATTCTACTCTTAGTAATAGTGGTGATATTCGTCTTCATTCAATTGAAGTACCAAAAGAAAAAAGAAATCAAGGAATCGGCTCAAGAGCGATGAAAGGTCTGACTCGTTATGCCGATAAACAAAACAAAAGAGTTACACTAACACCACAAGCCGATAAGGGAAAGAAAGGAAAGTTAGAAAAATTCTATAAGTCTTTTGGTTTCAACAAAAATAGCGGAAGAAATAAAGATTTTAGTGTTTCGGATAGTAGAATTAGAAATCCAAAATTGAGCGAAGAATTGATCATGGAGATTTTTGGGCAAGTGCAACGAATCCAGAAACAAATTAAAAACACCACTGATAAAAACACAAAGAAAGCATTACGAGACAAACTAAAAAGAGTAAGAGAAAGAGATCGCAAAATAAAATCCGTCACAAGAAAGGCAAATAGAGTTCTAACAAAACAATCAAGAAATTCTGGTAGAAGAATAGCTAGATCAAAACCAGTGAGAAAAGCTAAAGATTTTCTTGTTAAGACTACTCTAGGTGCATTACTACCATTTTAGCAATAAATTCTAAATAACTTATATTCTAAAAAACAATAATGAACGGTAAGTATTATAGTCTTCACGAGGCTTATTTGGGTGTTTATGAAAGCACCAATTCTTCAGAAGTGTTTCAAAAAGAGGATGTAGAGCTTTATGATCTGGTTCTTGAATATCTGATTGATGAGGGCTTTGTTGATAGCGAAGATGCTGCCAGAAATATTATGAGTGTAATGAGCGAAGATTGGAAACATTCTATTCTTCTTGATTGGCAGATGAAGCAGGTATCTCCAAAACAAAGACAGCGTTATACTGTTGCATTAAGAAATCTTGCCGATACTCAAGAAAAGATTAGAAACGAAAAGCCTCAGGCATCGCAGGAAGAGAAAAGAAAAAGAACAACCAATCTCGCTAACGTAAGACTTCGTTAATCTCCAACGATTTCATTATAATACTCATCGGACCAGAACGAATAGTAACTGGTCTTTTTTAATGCTTCGCGGGCTTTTAGTAAATCTTTCTTGGGCTGAGCAAGTATTAAATTGAGACTTCCGTTATTGGTCTGAACACCATTAATAAAGGTATCGTAGGTAGCACAGTCTTCTAGAAAGATCCAATCTGAATACTCTTCGTTATAATGTTCTATCCATTTATTGATTTCTTCTAGTAAAGACTCATTGACGATGTAAATTAGAATATCATAATTTGATAGGAGTTCTAGTTTATCAATGTCACATTCAACGATCTTATAAGATGCTTTAGATGCATAAGGACATACAGAAAAGCCTCCCAGCTCTGAACGAGACTGAGAGACTCTTTGAATCCATTCTTCAACGGCCTTGACCGCGAGTGGGTTTGCGTTTTGCATTTCTACTGGTTGCAGAGTTTTTGGTGTGTTTGCCATCTCCTTGACGTGATTTTTTGGGCTGGGATTCAATAATTCTTCCGCCCGATAAATTCTTTTTCATACTACCTCCATTTTAATAAGTGTAATGTCCATTGCGCCATCTGTGACTTTTTCCATTAATGCTCTCTGTATCGTTTTGCGTTCTTCGTCTGTTACTTCTTTATATAGAAGCTTATTGTCGTAATAAATGTTCCAGTACATCAGAGTACAACCATTTTCTCGTGACCAACTCGTACAGCGGGATCTACAACAATCTCAACTCCGAGTTCCTTTGCATCGAGACAGAAGCCAACGTCTTCCCCACAGAAGTCTTCAATACCATTATCGTAGGCTTGTAATTTAGGACCAAAGACCGGATAGATCATATTTTCAAAAACACCATGAGCCACTAATACGAATCCAAAACCAACGTAATCGCAAGTAAATGGTTTTTTACGAGCGGCCATGGATTCTAGTGTTTCTGATTTCATCATACCACCATTGCGAATAAATTCTTCACCATCGTAGATCCAGTGTGCAACGGGAACGGTGGTGCGATCTTCGGTGGCATAATAACCACTGGTAACAGGATTACATTTTAGATTGAGTCGTTGAATTCTTTCTTTACGAACAGCTTCATTCCAACGACCGATGGAATCTAATTCCTCTTCGGTTTTATTCATTAGCGGCCATTGTTCTGAATTTCTGTTATCGGCTTTCTCTTCGTTAAAAATGGCAGTATCAATCAATTTCCAAAAAACCGCGCTGTTAAAGACGATATCACTATCAATCCACATTTGATAATCATAATGTAATCTACCGTCCCAAGGAATCTGAAACTTACCTCGGGTTACATTATAACCAAGACATTTACAACGAGCAAAATTCACCATGGAAGAATAATCTTGTTGAATGGCAAATGCGGTACCATTACCAGCAAGATCAAAACATAACTGAACAAAATTCTTTAAGAATGTATAAGAAACCGATCTACCGGGAAGACAGAATACGATGGTCTTTCCTTTTAGTTTATTCTTTGCTCGTTCAATAAGAGTATCCATATCCTCTTGAACCGGTTCTACCGCTTTCACTTTAAAACCTTTCATGTTTCACCTTTATAAACTTCAGTGCTCAGTATATAGTACCTTGAAGAGAGTAGGTTGATTTGTCAAACACCACCTCTTCATAAGATAGATCTTCTCTGTTGAGATTTTTATGAATGGTCGCCATGTGTAGATAATCATTCCAGATTTTATTAAATTCTGCTTCAGATAGATTATAATTAACACATTTATTATTGAGATAGATGTGATATTTGGTTTCCTTCATAAGATTAAAGACGATTTTTACTGAATCAATCTATGTAGAAAATCTGTGTGTCAGTTCGTTCACTGGACCACTTGACAGAAAGAGATTTTCGTGTTAGGGTGGTATTTGGCGACGAAGACAAAATGAGTAAAAAAGATTATTGGAATAAGTTATCATTTCTTATTGATCTGGAAAATAATCCCAATGGAGAAGATAAGTTGTATGGTATTATGGTAGAAATCTTTCAACGTCTTGAAAAATTAGAGAAAAAATCTCACATGCATAAGTTTCAACTACCTGAAAATAGAGAACGCTATAATGAATTGGGGATCACAAAATGAAACTTAAAGAATTTATTGAGAAATTATTATCAACAAAACCAATCATGACAAAACATCAGTTCATAATCACTTTCAACGACGAAGCTATGAATAAATTGTCCTCCGCTGCTTATAGATCAGGATTAACAAAAATGGAAGTTATTCTAGCCGGACTTGATTTATTTGAACGGTTATTAGATGCCGAGGCCAGAGGACAAGAATTTTTATGTGTTGATAAGGAGAATAAAGATGAGATGTAATTTCTTTGAGAAGATATATTGGGGTTGGTATCAAGTAGGTACAAATTTTGAATACTGGCTTGATATGATGCTTTCGGATCCAGAGACGGATTTATATTTTTCTGTTGATTTATGGATCGGATTAAATGTTAATCTGTCTTATGTGATGGAAACGAGTTGACCCTTTTGGGAAAATTTTTGCCGGCGGAAATTTTTTGAAAAAATGGTATCGGTATATTTTAAGGGGGTATAGGGGACCCATGGATATTTGATATATTATTTCAAAGGGTCAGATTATTATTGGGGGCTTATTATGGATTATTGGGGGTTATTGGGGGGCTTATGGATTATTATCGCTAGGCGGGGCCGATAAGCATACAAAATAACAAATCAACTGTCATTACACACTGTTAATAATACAAACAAATACACATAACACACAATAACAATAACAAACACATCAACCGATATAACAATACAATCAAATGCTACAGACTGTTATAGAGAATAACAAATAGATTAGAAGACAATAAAAAACCCCGGCGATTAAACCGGGGGCCTTTGTATACTTATTGTGTTTGCTATTTCATACCTGAATGGTTGCCACATTATATAGGCGCCCATCTGGCAGTTCAAACATAATGGATGAAGTATAGGCTCTCCTCTTCACACCTTTAATGCTAACGATACCTTCCAAATCATAGCCGCTTTCTTTTACATTGCAGAGAGTCCGCTTTCCATATAGCGTAACAGATTCAATAAAGTCACCGTAACCATCATTTTTCCACGTATAAGATGCTGCTAGTGCTACAATCTTAATCGGAACTTTCCATGGCCCAACTGTGACCATTTCACCAGAAATGTCCCCGATTGTTTCGGAAATAAACTCTTTCCATTGCTCAACGGTTATTTTTGCTGTGGTGACATTAACGGGAAGAGTGAGAGATTTCATTGAAGGAATAAAAAATTGCACCCCAGTTTGGGTGAAAAGTGCAATCTTATCGCCATAATAACGGACAATATAGTTATCATCAGCACTGTATGATTCCTCGCTATAATCACAACGATCTGCCCAATCGTTTCTATATTCATATTTCGTTCTATACTCAATTGCAGAAAGCAAATAATGCAAAACATTATCGCGGCGTTTGTTCACATTACTAGACATCGCTTCATATCGCTTTTCGTTATCACGAACGATAAGAAGCTCCTCGTAAAATGCTGTATAATGTGGAATTTTACCTTCTTCTTCTCTACCGTATCCACAAGATATTACTATCTCTTTAGTAGTCTTTCCGGCTTCCCGCATGAATTTAACGGTGCGAGCAAGACTAGAACCTTTGAGCCTTTCCATGGAATGAGCCTGGCAACCTGCCAGGAATGTTTGGACTCTCATAATATACAGCCACCATCGGCCACCGTCAACCGTTTAACCGATCAGGAATGCTTATGACTCCAGACCTTGACTATGGCCAGCCTCGGCTGTATAATTAAATCAACGGGAGCCCTGTACTGTTTTTTCATAAAGTATAATAATATAACAAACAAATTAGACGCATATAATAATACAAACAAATGCTACAGACTGTTATAGAAAATAACAAATAGATTAGAAGACAATAAAAAACCCCGGAGGTTAATCGGGGCCATTGTATAATTATTGTGTTTGCTATTTCATACCTGAATTGTTGCCACATTATATAGCCGACCATCGGGAAGTTCAAACATAATGGAAGAAGTATAGGCTCTCCTCTTCACACCTTTAATGCTAACGATACCCTCCAACTTATAGTCGCTTTCTTTTACTCTGCATAGCGTGCGCTTTCCATATAGCGTAACAGATTCAATAACAGCCCCATAACCTTCATTTTTCCACGTATAAGATGCTGCTAGTGCCACAAACTTAACCGGAACTTGCCATGGCCCAACTGTAACCATTTCACCAGAAATGTCACCGATTGTATCAGAAATAAACTCTTTCCATTGATCTTCAGTTATTTTTGTTGTGGTGAGAACAACGGGGATCTTGAGTGATTTCATGGGAAAGACTGCGAGAGGATTGTAATACTTTTCAGAGGCACCCATTCGCGTCAAGAAATCCCGCACACCAGCCAGATTCGTAGTAGAATCCGACGTAAAAATTCAAAAGAGAGAATCCGAAAATCTCATCATAAGAATTCGGATTCCATCCCAGATAGAAAAATTTGGAAATCTTCTGTGGGGTTGAGAATCGCATCGGTGGAGCCGGCAACCTGCCAGGAATGTTTGAACACCCATAATATACAACCACCATCGGCCACCGTCAACCGTTTAACCGATCAGAAGTGCTTATCAGTCCAGATCTTGACAAACTGAATTATCACCAATAGAATACAGATACGGGAAGCCTACTCTATTTTTACAAGAAAATATAAGACTATAAGATCGGGTCAGGTATTGTTATACCCAACCCTTTTGTTTGTTATACTTCCACAAACTCTTCAATTTTCTTCGGAGTATAATTAACTCCATCCTCCATATAAATCCCTATAACTTTTTCGCCTTCAATAATACAAGCATTAGGATAAAATATCCAACGGGATCCGATATTATTCATCCGATCAATTGCACTTTCATAGGTATCAAATTCGCCTTCTTTGACGTATTCATCAATATATCGTGCAATTCTATCTTTAATATCAAAAGCTAATTCGGGATCATTGCCAGTGAAGAAGAAAAGTGAGAACATGGAATCACAGAATGAATGGATTAGTTATTGTTAAGAGTGCTAAAGCACTCATAAATTCTTCCTTCAATTTCACTGATAATATCTTTCGCTTCGTTAGAACAATTTGCACGACTCGTTAGATAAACAATGAACCATTCTGGGTGGTCATAAGCACCACCAGTGTAGGAATTGTCTCCAGTTTGATAATTCCATGAGATTGTACCTTCATTAAATGTGCAACCGATGGTCACCTGAATATGTGGTGTCTCATCATCCGAAAAATCAGCGCGAAGTTGTTTCCAATCCTGATCTTTTTTGATTGAGATGAGAAGTTCCCGAATCTCCCTTTTAAGAGAAGGAAGACTCTTAAAGATCGGATGAGACGAGTTCATCGGAAACCTTCCGGGTTGTTTGACTTACTTAGTATGGACCCAGCCGTGGCAAACGTCAAGCCCTTAACCGATCAGAAGTGCTTATGACTCCAGACCTTGACAAACTGGATTATTACCAGTAGAATAGAGATACGGACAGACTATTCTATTTTTACAAGAAAGTATAATAATATAACAAATGCTCCGATATAATAATACCGAAGCAAATGTGTTTGTATTTGTTATTCAATTGTACCAAGATTTGATCTTCTCAATTGTTCAGGACATTATCATGAAAATCCTCCACAAATTCGCGGGCTTCATCACCCGACATTCTACACACGATTTCACGACAGACAATCTCAAATGTGAATTCTTCTCCCCATTCAATGATCTTTTCTCTAGCTTGTGATGCGGAAAGGTTGGAAGCGTCCATGGGAAGAAATGCGATGGAATAAAAGTAAGAAATCAGATCAATTCGTCATATTCTCCGCTGGCCAGAGCATCTTCCAATTCCGTAACCAAGCCATCAAAATCTTCTGATGCTGGAAGAATGCTGGTGAGAACATCCACCAAACCGCCATACTCTTCCCGCAAAGAATCGAGGTATTCTTTCCTATCTGCGAATCCGTTGTCTTGATAAACGGTTGGGGAAAGGTTGCTCATCGGATCGGTTCCGGTTGACTTCCTTAGTATGGGCCCGGAAGCCGCATACGTCAAGCCCTTAACCGATCAGAAGTGCTTATGACTCCAGACCTTGACAAACTGGATTATTACCAGTAGAATAGAGATACGGACAGACTATCTTATTTTTCCACAAAATATAAGACTATAACAAATGCTAGAGTATTGTTATACCCTAGCAAATGTGTTTGTATTCAGATCATTCGTTCAGGACAATATCATGAAAATGCTCTACGAATTCGCGGGCTTCATCACCCGACATTCTACACACGATTTCACGATAATCTGTATTAAGCTGCATGAGAATGTACGTCTCACATCCATCACATTTCAACACTAAGGCATTATAGTATTGGTGGCCTTTGATCCCATCAAGAAAGGAACTGAATGTTGAAAGATCAAGATTATTTTTGTTGCTCAGAACATTATTCCGCTCGTGCTCTATCACGTAAGATGCGGTTTCTTTGGCAATAGCGAGAAAATCGGCTTGGTCCATGGGATCAATTTCCTTGCGGTTGACTTCCATAGTATGGACCCGGAAGCCGCATACGTCAAGCCTTCAACCGATCAGAAATGGTTATGACTCCAGACCTTGACAACCGATAAAAATATGACTAGAATACAGATACGGAGATCCTATTCTATTTTTCTTATCAAAGTATAAACAATAAAAACCCCAGATTTCTCCGGGGCATTTGTTATCTCACACATTCACATAGGACATTTCTTCATAAGTTGTCGGTGTAATCTTCAGCTTATCTGCTGAGATCTTATGCAATAGAAAAAGATGATAATATCCGTCATTATATTCATCGGGATGCCTCATAATTGAAGTAACAAGTCCAGTGAATTCGTTATGCTCAGAAATATCTTGCTTCAGAGTACACAACCATGTACCCGTTTTGCGAAGTGCCCATAAACGAACTTCGCCAATTTCCATATCTTCGGTAGCAGCAGTGTCGTGGATCAGTACATCTGTGAACCAATTCTCAACGATTGGAGTAGCAACTGCCGCTAATTGGCGCTGAAGATGCCCGGTGATCGTGTAACTTGTTTGGAAAATCATGATGTAACAAAAACAGAGGGATTAGAACCTAATTGAAAATATCTCCAGTCTTCTGGAGTAAGAATTTCAATATAATCGTTTGGGTATTTCTCATCCCAGTATTGGAATCTTTGGTCTGCTTCCTCATACGAGTGACAGACTTGAAGAATGTGAAGTTCTTCAAAGGAATCGTTATATTTAACAATTCGGAATTTAGTATTGCTCATTTCACATCACCAGCATAAAGTTTCGCATATTCCGATGCGATCCACCACATTGGAATTACTGAAGGTTCCCCGTCGATGAGAAGGTTCTCATCATCTTTGATTACCGCTACCATGAACGGATTTCTGCTCTGAATGTCGCAGACAGGGCGGAAGGTTTGGGCCATCGGATCGGTTCCGGTTGACTTCCATAGTATGGACCGGATTGATGCCTACGTCAAGCCTTTAACCGATCAGAAGTGCTTATCAGTTCAGACCTTGACAGCCGATAAAATACGACTAGAATAGAGATACGGACAGACTATCTTATTTTTCTTCTCAAATTATAAACAATAAAACCCCAGAATTACTCTAGGGTTATTATTTCATCATTGTTTCACATCCTAGGACATTTCTTATCCTGCCAACTATCAGCAAATTCATCAATAACTTTTTCCAATTCTTCATCATTAGTATAATCGGCTGCAATCTCATGTGGATCATTACCTAATACAATATAAACCGCAAATGTTTGTTTATTCTTGATAAGAGCAATTGCAGATGCGTCTACAGAAACAATCTCTTCTACTGCCTTTGCTCTTGCAGTTCCATTGGAAAGATTCTGGTCAATAAGAATAGTCTCGCCTCCATTATTGACTGAGAAAATCTTATAGTCATTATCCTGAAGACGGCTCAGAAGAGAAGAAACAGGAACTTTCCAATTGAGAGCCATGAGAGACATTCTCTGAAGACTTCTTAACAATACAGCAGATTATGGGAACATGAGAGTATCGGTGGACAGCTTATGGACTGGCACATAACATTTATTATAACAATGAAATTATCGGTGATCTTATTTGACGGAATGACCCATAGCACCTTCAGACCGAAATTCCCGATAAAAGGTTTTTTAGATTTATTTAGATCATCTTGGATCTCAGCTACAAAAATGTGCTCAAGGATAAAGGACTCCCTGAGCACAATAATGTCGCTGAAAAGGCAGTGGTAGAGGAGGGTGTTAACGTATTATGTTGTGGATAGGTGCTTATGGTGTGATGAATCAGGGATTTTCCGCTACATGAGAACAAACACTATATGAATCATCATTAGCCAGTTTATCAAGAAGTGTCATCAGCCTTTTATTACGTTCAATCTCTTCTGGTGTTTGTGGCCGAGGAGGATTATTGCGCAAGTATTCTTGACGCTCTTCCTCTCGTTTTTGATAACATTCTTCCTGCAGTTCTTCAGGATTAACACCATCCGGCCATACATTATCCATTGCCTCACGTAGCTCAGCGATGAATTGCTCAACCTCTTCCCGATTATTGAAGTATTGTGTATAGAAACCATCATCGTTATTATTCAGGGTTACGAACCCCTCATGAACTGCAATGTCGTGCTTCAGTTCGGGAGCGGGATTCCGGGACATAAGAAGGCTTGTCTGATGAACTTCCATAATATAGACCCTGGAACCGCTTAGGTCAACCCCTTAACCGATCAGAATTGCTTATGGAAGAATGCTTGACGGATCCCAACACCATCAGTAGAATACAGATACGGACACCCTATTCATTTTTTAAGACAAAAAATAAGAATATAACAAAAGCTGAAGTATTGTTATACCTCAGCAGATATTATTGGTGTTTATTGTTAAATGTGTATGGTTGTTATGAAAGATGATTTTCTTTGAGAAAGTTTTTATATTCAGTAAGTCCGATGGCTCCGGTGAAATTAACTGGATCGGTTACAACCCCGAGTGCATAAAGAACATCATTCGTCAATGTCTTAATATCGGGTGCTTCTCTATAAGTTGAGAGATAGCGCATAAGATATTGCAAACGAAGTGTATTTTTTTCTTTACCTTCAGGGAGAGCGTGAAGATGATTTACAATAGCTGGCGTGGAAATAGCCGGCATCTGAATGTATTCAGTTTTAGTTGGGGTGCTCATTGGAAGAGAAGAAATGTGGATGGTTATTGGTTAAGATATTCTTTGATTGCTTTATAAGTGTGTTTAATTCCTACCGCTTTACATGCTCTTTTGATACCATCACCATCTTTATTTCCTTGTCCGGTTACGAGAGATTCTGTCATTTTATGAGCAAGATCTACCGGAGTTGTTCTACTCGCAGCATAAGAATACTCTGGATTGTTAGCAAAGAGATCCTCATAAGCATTCTTCAGATGATTCTCAAAAATTGCCTGATTTGGGGTGCTCATTGGAGGAGGAGAAATTTGAGGTTATTATTTGTCTTCAGAAAAACAGTTGATACGATAGGGCCTATTTTCTTGGGGAGCGGGTTTCTTGATAACCCGGTTTGACTCTTCTTTTGGGGAGTGAATATCAACAAATTCCGTAATGGAACCATCGGAATGTGTTACCGTTGTGGTGATATTAACTCCAACGATTGTATCGGGATCGGTTTTGTTGATAACACGATCACAATAATCATCAAGAAGCTCGGAAAGTTGTTCGGGAGTGAGAGTAGACATTGAAATTCCTTTTCTGGGACTTAATAACAATACAGCGGATTATTGGGAATCGGTGGTTCCGGTGGACAGCTTATGAAGTGGCACAGAGTCTCGCTACTCGTCTTTGAATGGATTTAATACCATTCTCCATCTTCAATCTCGCAGAACTGTTAGCCGAATGCACCTGAATAATCGGCGGCTTATAGTTATTGGTAAAGACTTGTTCTTCAATCCATAAGATTACATCGTTTCCTGTGCCTCTATTATCATCACCAAGATCGTGATCCAGTGAGATAATATCAACGATGTTATTCTGTAGAAGTGTTATAACCTCATCGGGCCAATAACAACGAATCCATCCTGTTGGTGTTGACCGCTCATCATCAAGATAGATTTTCATGGAAGAAATCCAATAACAGTAATTATGTTAGTGGATGGTGTTGAGAACATCGGAATTAGATGGACAGCTTATGAAGTGTCACAGTTTCATTAGATACTTTTTAATTGCAATGTATCTTTTAAGATAACGTGGGCAGTTTGGATTTTCTGCTACCAAATCCCAAATAAAATGATCCTCGTCATTTGCTAATATCATTAGATCTTTTATTGGAGTGTGTAAACTTATTGCGGTATAACAACGTTTAAGATGGATTTCATAACTTGATAAGAATGGTTCTATTGTTACCATGTTTTAAGCCGATAAGAAATACCAATATCTTGCATAAATTTGGGCAAACCTACAGGACCAGTTGGAACATCTCGCCCCTGTCCAAATGACGCATAATAACAAAGTTCATATATTGTAAATTCTTCTTTTGAAAACAGATGTGGATGTTCTTGTCTTTTCTTTTCCACTTCTGATAAACTTGCCAAGGAACCATCAATGTTCCTAACTTCAACAATGTACTTGTGGTGTGACATCATTCGTAATAAAAAATCGTAAGAGTGTAATTTGATACGACACCCCAGAAAGTACCAGTTATTATTGCTGTCAAAATGTCTACATGACCAAAGAACACAGTAAACACTGTTAATGAAACCTGATTGACAAGGAGCCAATAAAAGAGATTAAGCCAGTTGATTTTCATTGGATCAATCATTATCAATACCTGGGAAAAACAGTCCCCATACAATACCAACTATCATTGCAGAAAGAGGGTGAAGTGGTCCGAAAAGCAAAGTGAAAAGAATAATATTACTAATAATTCCTATCAAACAAATAAGAAGATTAAGCCAGTTGATTTTCATTGGATCACTTAGTAAGGGGGAAAAAACAAACCGATAACAATCCCCAAACTGCTCCATGAAGAAGAGGAACAAGAAAGGGAAAAGGACCAAACAACAAAGTAAGAATAGACAGGGAAATGGAACTTCCCGATACCAGAAGAAGAAGATTAAGCCAGTTGATTTTCATGGAAGAAATCCAATAACAGTAATCATGTTAGCGGATAGTGCTGGGATTATTGGTGATGAGTGGACAGCTTATGGAGTGTCATAAAGAATCCAATTCCTTTAGGATCTTAGCAATTAACACACTTGGAATCAATACCGGCCACCATAATGCAGCCCATATCATAAGACCTCGTTCGGAAAAATTACTCGGAGTTCGTAATGCAACAAGAGCCCAATATGTGCAAGTGACCATGTATAAGTAAATGATAAAAATCGTTAGCATGGCGAGTGGAATTCTTTTAGATCAATAACAATATAACAGGTATTAAAAGATCAAGCAACCATGAGTGGACACTTGATAAACTGGTACACGCAGATACTAAAAAATCGTAGATTGCGCTAACGCTTTCTACTTGAATTATTATTGGACAATAAAAAGCTAGGATTATTAGTCCTAGCTATATGAAACACTATGGAAGGATCTGGTCAGTTTTGTGGCCGTATCTGTAGATTATTACCTACGCTTCCTCTTCAATCTTAAAGTCGTACCTTTCATCCTCAATAAGTTTGGTGTATGCTGGATTGTTCATGAAGCGTGTAAGGTGCCTGATTAGATATTCATCAGTGATACCATCATCATCCACATTTAACACCATTTTGGTTGTGAATGTGACAGTGACTTTGCGGGACATTGTTGTTTCCCTGAGGACTTAATAACAATAACCCATATTATGAAGGAGCGGTGGTAGCAGTGGACACTTGATAAACTGGTACACGCAGATACTAAAAAATCGTAGATTGCGCTAACGCTTTCTACTTGAATTATTATAAGCAATAAAATATAATCAGTTTTATTACTGTTTTTGTTATTCGGTTGGAAGTAGGATTTTTAATCTTTAAGAACCTTAGTGGTGTGTAATTTGATCTCTTTGAGACAGTGACTACAGAGGCCGGAGGTGTAAGAGGATTGTTATTACCTGTTATTATTTATGTTATTAGATTATTAGACAATAAAAAGCTAGGATTATTAGTCCTAGCTATATGAAACACTTTTGAGTTCAGTTAAGAGTTTTAAGAGAGATGATCATCAGAAAGAACATTCCCCATGAAATAAGACGCCTTTTGTCTACATCCAATTCCTTAAATGCCTTATGAGTGAGATTATCAAGAAAGAAGGTGAAATATAAGGCTACAGCGGTTTGAATAATAAGAAATACCACGTTCACTTGATTGGTAAGTAGTTCCATAGTTGTTTTGAATGATTCGTTGTTATTGTAGGTGTGATGTTATTAGTAGACGGTTTATGAAGTGTCTTATTCGTTGTGGTTGTTATAGTAAATGGCCCAACCCATGATTGTAAAGACAATAAAAAAGAACAGGAAAGGAACATCCATTAGATTCTCCAGAAAGATGTTATTAAATGAATTGCTATTCAGATTTCAATACAATAAAACAGTCTCCATTTGAGTGATCTCTTGAGAACTTAATAACAATAACCCATATTATGAAGGAGCGGTGGTAGCAGTGGACACTTGATAAACTGGAACACTCATGGACCATTAGTGCATTGTATCATGTATAATAACTCTTACGGACACTATAAGATGTTATTAAGACTAAATGTAAAGATATAACAAATGCTCCGATATAATAATACCGAAGCAAATGTTAGTTATTGTAACAGGTGTTATTCCAGTGTTCCGTCCTCATGGAAGAGATATTCATTAGCTTCTATTGCTTGTTTAATTTCTTCTTCGCTAGTCAAATACTCATATTCTTTATCCAACATGATAAGATAATCTTGGAGTAGAGCTTTCCTGAATTCATTTGTAATCTCATCGGCTTCGTCAGTATATTTGAATTCATATAACCAATCAGTGGGTTTCCAAAAAACGTCTTCTTCGGTATCATTTTCTTTCCATTTAACAAATAGCTGAATATATTCTTGTAGATATTGTTGAGCAGTCTTAAATGTTTCGCATTCTTTACCGTGATTATGTCGGATTGAACGACAACAATCAAGCAGATATTCATTTAGTGTGCCGGTGATTTTCTTACGATCAAGATTAAACTCTTCAATCTTAAGACCGATAGTTTTGGCATCTTCATAAATGTGATCCCACCAATCGTGGTCTACATTTATACTGTACAGTTTGGAGATTGCATTATTCTGGGCTTCTTCGCTCAACTCATCAAACTTATACAGAGTGATTGTTTTGGTGGTGGGCATCGGAGAACCTCTGGGGTATAGAAGTAATATAGACGGTTGGAGTATCGTTGTCAAGAGTTGGGGTATTAGGATCTCTTATGGTATTATTGAGAATGATTATCAATAAGTTTGTTATTCTTTTGCTGTGGTTATTGGTGGTTGCTGTTGTTATTGGTGGTTGCTGTTGTTATTGGTGGTTGCTGTTGTTATCACAGGAAGCCCGAGATTACTAAGAATAATAAGGGTCTCAAACACAATAACAACAATAACCAGATCAAACACAATAAACGATACGAATTATTATCAATAAGGGTCTCAAACACAATAACAACAATAACCAGATCAAACACAATAAATGATACGAATTACAATAATAAACAATAAACAATACGAATTCTTATCAATAAGGGTCTTAAACACAATAAACAATACGAATAACAATAACAAACGATAAACGATACGAAATATTATCAATAATTAAACAATACGAATTATTAACCAATAACAATCATTATCAATTCACAATTCCTATACTATGACAAGAAAACTCTTAAAAATACTAACTTTCATACAGAATGCTTAAATAATTATCTCTGTCCAAATAAGCCCAGTGATACCAACCAATTTGACGGCAATAAATAGCATTTCCGGTTACGAGGACTTTGAGGGGTATTTCGTCTCTGACTCTGGCGAAATATGGTCAATGAAAAGAAATAACACTCTCATTAAACTAAAAGATGGAAGAGTAAAGACAAATAAGGCTGTCTGGATTTATGATAAAACTCACCGTAGAAGATGTATTCTTGTAGGTAACTTAGTTGCAAAAGCATTTCTCCCCAACATTTCTAATTCAAAAAGAATCAAGTATAAAAGTAAAGACAGAATGGATTGTTCTGTTAATAATGTTACATGGGAGAAAGCTAAAAAAGACGAAATCTTATTGTTGGACAAAAAGATAATAAAAGATTTTAAAATGCTCTACAAGGCGGTTAAACTGAAAGGTTATTCTGTTCCTACTTCTACAGAGTTTTTGAATCAATTTCTAAAAGAGGCCATGGAAAATTATATTAACACTCGTGGTCTAAGAAAGATTCTTTATCAGATGGAGAATGGGTGATTTTTACATTTTTAGACAATAAAAAACCCCCTGGATTAGAGGAGGATGACATTGAAATTTGTATCAGCAATCGATGGTTCGTTTTTACATCTTTTTCGCTATAATCCGGGCGATCCATGCCGCTTCTTCCCTGACAAGAAATACCTGATTGTTTGACAGCGTACCAACGCTGGTATGTCTGGGGTAAGTATCACCACTCCCAATCTGCCGGATGAACGTAATTTGTGATACATCCAAATAGATCGGCTCTCCTGTCTGATAATCGGTCAGGGTTAGAAATTCTTGTCTAACGAGTGATTGTGAACGATTGAAAATTGCATCAACAATCAATGGTTCATGCCATTCTCCAGTCCTATATGGTTCATCAGTAAACGAAATCCCGATTCTTGCAGGAGATTTAATCATTTGTTCAAGAATCCGGGCTTTCATTGTATCAGAATAAGCATGAAAGGTGAGATGATTATTCTTGGCGAATTCGGGATTACAAGATTCCGGGCCGGCTTCAATAAGACTCTTAACAGAACCACCACCAACAATTTGAACCTTAATCGTGGACATGAGAGAAATCCTCGTTTGTGAATGAACAAATCAATAATAGGCCATAAGCAATCCATTATCCAATAGACTGTGCCAGTTTCTTAACTGTCCTTTAGACTTTAATAAATTTACATGATTTCATTTTCGGGAATGGGTACTACGTTTGGAAGTCTTTTAATAAATTTGAGTTTTATGGACAATAAAAAATCCTCCTGGATTAGAGGAGGATGTGGTTTTCATTCCAGTGTAACAAATTCCATAAGATTTGGTTTGACTTTTTTAAAATATGTTGTCAGAAGTCTTTTTAGATGAGAACTAGATTTAGATGTTCTTAATTGAGATGAGGTATATTGACGAATAAAATCAGGATTGTTATAATTACTTTGTCTGATAACAACATCAACAAATGAACCAAAATAATACTGTTCTTCCAGATGACTGTAAATGTGATCTAGGTTATTATCTTGTCCAAACAAACACAACCAACAGTCACCATTAGATCGTTCAATACCATTTTCCAATGCCCATTCACAATAACCTTCAATAAACTTTTTCACCATAATATCCAGCCTTTTCTTCTTTTTCTGAACTTCGTCTGTATTATTGATTGTATTAACGGGATTGCCATTTTTATCAATAATCATTCCATCATAAAATGGAATGCCCCTTACATACCAAATACCCTTTTCCTGAACGATGGTCGCGGAAGAATAACTATTCAGTCGTTCTTTAGTTGTTTTGGTGAAATATCCTTCGTTGTGAAGAATACAGGAATCATCAGGAGCGATTGTGATAATATCGGTTTCATGCAATCGGACTACAAAATAATCATTTTCTTTTCTCAGATAGGTATTATTGGCCAGCTTTTTTGATTGGCGGTTTCCGAGAAGATCTGTAGCAGAAGCGAAAGTGAGCATGATTTCTCTGTTTGAGAACAATAATAGTTTAACCAGAACCTAGGAACAATGAAAAGCCTATTGTGCCACTTCTTGAACCGGCTTCCGACATTTGGACAATAAAAACCTCCTGTATTAGAGGAGGATGACATTGAAAATTGCATCACTAATCAATGGTCCATTAGTATGCTCAGGCTGGCACAATTCGTAAGTTGTGGTCATACATCCATCCATGACATTCCTGGCATTTGCTTAGCAACCATTCCGCTTCTTCTCTTGAAACTGATTTTGGTGGATTATCAATAGCATAGAAACAAGGAGTATAGGGATACGTCCAGTGAACAAAGACTTCACGAGAAGGATTTTGGAGTGTTGCTAGAACATAAAACATGATTTTGGTGAATAGGTTGTTAAATCAATAATAGGAGTTAATTTAAGTCATTTCTTTAAGTGTTTCTTGTACATCTGAATCATCCTTCGGTCCCCAAAAGCCGCGCCCGCTGGCAAGAGCAACGGCCAGAGCTTCTTCACTGACAAGAAATTGCTGGTTGCTTGTCAGAATGGTAATGCGGGTGCGCCTAGGGTCCACAAGTTGTTGGATAGACGCAATTTGTGATATATCCAAAAAGATCGGCTCTCCTGTCTGATAATCGGTCAGAAACAGAAATTCTTGTTTGTTGGTTTTCATGGTTACCGAAGTGATGAAAGGCGTCTGTGGTTGACAAATGAATAATAGACCATAAGCAACCCATTATTCAATGGACTGTGCCAGTTGTTGAAGTGTCCACAAAGAATCATTACTTCTTATGAAGTCTTGTCGTGATTTTATCAATCCTCATCTTCTACCTCAACAAGTTTGAATTCAGGTCGGTAATCGTTTTGTTCAAGAATCGTCTGAAATTCCTCATTATCCATAAGATCTTTCCGAACAAGATGTTCAATAAGATTTGCCATGACTTTTTGTGTGGCTTCCAATTTATCCTCAATTCTTACATCACGGAAAGAATCTCCTTTTGCAATTTTGTCAATACTATCTCTGAGAGCATGATCAAAACTGGTGGGCCATTCTGACTTATAATTCCAGTCACGGGTATAAGAAATACCGCGAAGTTTCAGTGACATGAGAGTTCTCCTTTGGATAGAATTGAATTAACAATAACAGCTCATCAGCCCGCTGGCGTAGATGGTGAACAGTTGCCGAGATCAGCCATTCTTAATATCCTCCCAGCATGGGCAGTCGCCGACGGGCTTCTTGCGGTTGATATAACCCCCACCAGGCTGCGAGGGAGCTAACTTCTCGTCCACACTGCCAGCGTGGTACATAGAACCCGGAATGCTCCAGTCCCGCCACCCTTCCCAAATGCAGCGGCCATCGCCGGATATATGAAAGCGGTGGCCAGATGTGTTGCGTTTCCATTGTGCAAACCGACATGTAAGACAATTGTCGTCTTGAGTTTCAGCCATGAACACACCCATGGTTTGTAATGTGGTGAACGGTTGACAAATGAATAATAGACCATAAGCAACCCATTATTCAATGGACTGTGCCAGTTTGATTATTGGCCACTATTTTGCAATAAGACGGAAAAATCTTTTACGGGAAACTTGTAAGAGTTGACCAAATTCATTAACAGTATGTTTTTCGTCTGTAATTTTTATTCCATCTATTTTAATAGCACCAGAAGTTATCAAACGTCTCGCGTCACTTGTTGATTTTGTAAAATTTATATCTTTAAGTAAATTAGCGAGTAGAATCGGCAGCTTAATTTCTTCAAAAGCGACTTCTTCGGCAATAACTTCTGTTTCACCGGATACGATAATCGCCTCTGAATTTTTAAGAGCATTTTTGGCTTCTTCTTCACCATGAATTGTTGAAACTACTTCAACTGCCATCAACTTTTGTTTTTCTCTAGGATTGGCAGGCAGATTTGTCATGCCTAAGTCTGTCAAAAGTAAAATAAAATCGTCTACAATGTTGTCTGGAATTTTTCCAGTTTTGAGAACATATTAAGCGGGTGTTCATCTATTCCTATGGTATTATTGAGACTCTTGGACATTTTTTCTTTTCCATCAGTTCCAATGAGAATCGGCATTAACATTCCCACTTGTTGGTTATCGGAATCAAATTGTTTTTGAATAACTCTACCGATAGATACGTTAAATTTTTGATCAACTCCACCCAATTCAATGTCAGATTTTACAGCAAAGCTATCAAAACCTTGCAATAACGGGTACATCATTTCATGTAGACCGATAGGGTTTTCTTTATTGAATCGGTCCCTAAAGTCTTGTTTTGCTAGTAACTGATTTACTGTAAATGTTGAC